GGGGATCACTCGAAGAGGTACGACTTGATGCGGCCACGAGGTGGTCAGATTACCAGGCCCAGCGAGACAAGCTAAAGGAGGCTGCCAAGTGAGCGATGTGAACACATCGGCCAGAACCGTATGCCACTTTTCTTGCGGAGCAGCTTCCGCAGTTGCGACGAAGCTCACACTTGTAGGCAATCCGGGCGCGGTAATCTACAACGCTTTCATAGTCGAAGAAAACAGCGATAACCGCAGATTTTTGGCGGATTGCGAAAAATGGTTCGGGCATCCCGTGACGGTCCTCGCTGACACTAAATATGGAGCATCCGTCCGAGAAGTATGGAAACGCGAGCGTTTTATAAAGTCGAGATTAGGAGCGCCGTGCTCGGTCAAGCTTAAAAGGGAAGTGATAGAAGCGCGCTGCCTGCCAACGGATAAGCACGTGTACGGATTCACTTGGGATGAGCGGCACAAGGAGCGCGTTGAGAGATTCTTGGCAGTGGGAGGCCTGTGTCCACTGATAGAGCGGCAACTCACGCATAGTGATTGCTTGGCGATTATTCAGGATGCGGGAATTCTCCTACCGTTGCGCTACCGGCAAGGATGGAATAACGCGAACTGTGACGGCTGCTGTAAAGGCGGGGAGGGATACTGGAACAAGGTCCGCAGGGAACAGCCCGATGTTTTCTTGGAGGTTTCTCAGATCGAGGAAAGCCTCGGTCCAGGAGCTTATTTGTTTCGCAACCGCAAGACAGGTCAACGATTTCCCCTCTCACAATTGCCAATCAATTCTGGAAGACACGAGGAATCGGCTCCGGAATGTTCACTCTTCTGCGCGGAAGTCGAGGAAGAGATTTGTAGTTCTCCGCTAGAGGCTTGCAAGTGAGCGTTCAAGGTGCAGGACACGTCAAGATTCGCACGCTTGCCGAGGAGCGAGAACGCGAGGAGCGCGACCGTAAAAACCGCATCGACTGGAAGCGGAAGTACCGCGCAAAGCAGAAAGCGAGCCAACCACGAAACGCAAAAGCTCAAAACTAGAGGACGATCTCTTTGCCGAATTTGAATTGTTCGGGCTGGAGCTACCCGTCCGCCAGTATCGCTTTCATCCCATGCGGCAGTTTCGCGCCGACTTCGCATGGCCGGAACGCAAGATTCTGCTCGAAGTGCAGGGTGGCATCTTCATGCCAGGCGGTAAGGGCGGCCACAATCGCGGTGCCTACATGGAGCTTGAATACGAAAAGCAAAACGAAGCGGTCAGACTTGGCTGGGCCGTTTATAAATTCGGGCCAAAATGGTGCCATCGGCAAAAGCGCACCGCGCGGCCGAGTAAAGCGTTGGAGTTCATGTTCCGGGTTTTGGGCAAGACTGAGGCGCTTCCAATCGCAACAGATATTTCTTCTGTTCAAGTTCCCAAGAGAAAGAGTCTTGAGCCGTTCGTCTAAATTCAAGGAGCAAAAATGAAATATCGCATCGACGTAACGTTCACCGAAGCTCTGCTGGCCAGCTCGCCGCAAGACCCGAAGGTGTACGAGCAATTCATTGCCGCCAGAAAACGCAGCGACGCGGAAGACCGTGGCGATGAAGTTGCGACACTTCCCGCGGAGGAAATCGATATGGAGGCAATGGAGAACCCGGAAAGACAAACTGGAAGTGGCAAAGGTTTTCCGCATCGGCGTTTTCGTTGATGGTTCCAAATCCCGATAAGATACGTTACACTTTGGGAATATGAATCAGAAGCAGAAGAGATTCGTTGCCGAGTACATAAAAGACGTGAACGGCACCCAGGCCGCAATCCGCGCGGGCTATAGCAAAAAAACAGCAAACGAGCAAGCTTCCAGGCTGTTAGCCAAAGCTAATATTCGTGCGGCTGTAGAGGCTGGCCAGAAAAAGTACATGGACAAGCTTGAGGTTACGACGGAGAGAATCCTTTCCGAACTTAGCCTGATGGGATTTGCGAATATGCTGGATTACATAAGAACGCAAAAAGACGGTTCGGCATATGTGGACTTCTCGAAGCTCTCCCGAGAACAGGCGGCGGCGATGCAGGAGATCACAGTCGAAGAATACACCGATGGCGGCGGCGACGATGCGCGACCAGTCAAGCGCACGCGGTTCAAGTTGGGAGACAAGCGGGGAAGCCTGGAGCTACTCGGGAAGTACCTGAAAATGTTTACTGACAAAGTTGAGCATACTGTCAGCACCGATCCTCTCGCTGAGCTTCTCGCCGAATTTAAGATCGAACACGAAAAATCAGCGGTGTCCGTTGACCCTTCGTCTTAATTACGGACCACGCCTCAAGCAATTAGCTTACAAGCCCCTGGAATTGGATTCCCGCCTCAACATCCTTGAGGGAACTGTCCGTAGTGGAAAAACGTGGGCACTTCAGCCAAAGATTCTACGGGCGTGCCGGTATCCAGTGAAGGGCTGGCGCCTGATTACTGGAGTCTCGAAGCAGACCATTTTCGCCAACGTTCTAAACGACCTGTTCAACCTGATTGGAACGAAACACTATAAATACAACCATCAAAGCGGGCTCTTGCGCCTGTTCGATTCGTATTGGATGGTGATGGGCGCGAAGGACGAGGGCTCTGAAAAGTACATCCGGGGAATGACTGTCGGCGTTGCGGTATGCGATGAAGTCACATTGATGCCGCACGAATTCTTTCAAATGCTCTTGACGAGGCTTTCCCCGGAAGGTGCGCGTCTTTACGGTACGACAAATTGTGATTCACCGAAGCATTGGCTAAAAGTTGAACTGCTCGACAATGAACCACTTCGCAAAATGGGGGTTCTGTCGAGTATGCATGTAACGATGGACGACAACCCAAACCTGAGCGAAGAGTACAAAAGATCGCTAAGGACGCTATACAAGGGCCTCTTTTACGAGCGATACATTCTTGGTCTATGGGTGATGGCCGAAGGGGCGATCTATCGGGATGTCCTCGGAAGTCATTGCCGTTTCGATGAAGACTCCAGGCCGGCCGGATTATATTCATCTTTCGCTGCACGCTATATAGGCGTAGATTACGGAACAACGAATCCATGTGTTTTCTTGGATGTGTACGATGATGCAAAGTGGCTATGGCAGGACAATGAATATTATTGGGATTCTGAAACGATGCAGCGACAAAAAACCGATTCTGAATATGCGGACGACATGATCGAGTTCATTGGGCCAAACAAAAGAGGAGTGATCGTGGTGGTGGACCCAAGCGCCGCCAGCTTCAAGACTGAATTGATTAAGAGAGGCCTGCTCGTGAAGGATGCAAAGAACGAAGTGCAAGAGGGAATTAGAAAGGTATCTTCCGCACTTAAGACCGGACTATACCGCATTCACTCACGATGCAAAAAGACTCTCAGTGAAATGGAGAATTATTCGTGGGATAAAAACTCCTCGCAAAAGGGAATCGAGAAGCCCATAAAATCGAATGACCACTGCTGTGACGGTGTGCGGTATGTTATACATACGATGGTTCCTGGATGGAGGATTGGATGAGCGGAAAAGCAAAGAGTTTGGCTATTCGCAAAAAGTTGAAGGCCCCATCGCAGAAACAGGCGAATGCCGCAAAAGACATGTACGCCAATCCAGCCTCTAACACCGGCTTCGGATCAACCAGTCAAGTAAACGCCGGGACCTACATCCCCTACCGTATTTCGCTCGACTATCTGAAACTTCTCTTCATGTATCGCGGTTCTTGGATTGTGCGTGCGGTAGTGGACACCATTCCCGAAGACATGCTAAAGGAGTTTCCCGCACTAGAGACGCAGCAGAAGGCCGAGGACATCGCCGAGTTCGACAAGATGGTCGCCAATACGATGACGCTGCAAAAGCTCATTGAGGCGTTGAAATGGGGGCGGCTGTTCGGCGGTGCTCTCGCGATCATAATCATCAAGGGCGACAACGATTTGTCGAAGCAATTGAAAATTGAAGATGTGGACATTGGCAGTTACCGTGGGCTAATCATTGTGGACAGGTGGAGTGGGGTTAATCCTGGGGCCGAACTTATTTCCGATCTCGATAATCCCGCCGAATATGGACTGCCAAAGTATTATCAGGTGACCACGGAAACAAATCAGAATTTTACCGTGCACCATAGCCGTGTTCTTAGGTTCACTGGGCGCGACCTGCCGCTATTCGAGAAGCAGATCCAAACATACTGGGGAATGTCGGAAGTCGAAGCGATATTTCAAGAACTCCAGCGCCGCGATTTCATCGAGGCTGGCATTGCCGACCTCGTATCGCGTGCCTATGTAATGGTGATGAAAGAACCCATGCTGGCTCAGATGCTCTCGGGTGTGGGCCTGTCGCAGCAGATGTATGTAGATTACGTGAATCGGCTGCGCGCCGTTTCGGAAAGCATCACAACGAACGGAATCCTGGCCCTCTCGGAAGATGGCGAGTTGCAATCGCAGGCATTCACTTTCTCGGGCCTGAGCGACATTGAGCAGAACACAATGAGGAATGTGTCGGCAGCGTGCGGGATTCCCGTTTCCCGACTGTTCGGAACGCTGTCTGGGGGACTCGGCGACAATGGAGACTCGGACCTGCAAACGTATTACGACACAATCGACCAGAAGCGCAAGAGGGAATTAAGGCCCATCTTCGACAAGCTGATTCCGATTATGTGCATGAGTGAATGGGGAGAAATTCCAGATGATCTGGATTATCATTTCCCTCCTATACGAACCGTGAACGACAAGGAAAGATTCGATCTTGGTCAGGCTCAAACCGAGCCTATATTCTCCGCATTCAATGCCGGAATCATTGGGAGGCAGACGGCGCTGCGTGAATTGAAACAGGCTTCGGATGTGACCGGCTTATTCACGAACATCACCGACGAGGACATTGCAAGTGCTGACGATGACGTATCCATGCCGGGAGAATCCAATATAGCCGATCCTAATAAATCAACGGACGATAAAGACTCGGAATCCTGAAGTGAAGACCGACCTGTTCTCGCCGCATCGCCGCATCGAATCCGAATTTCGGACGGCCATCAACCGGATATTCTTGCGGCTGTTTCAGTTGTCGCCCACGGACACAGCACGGCAGATCGATCAAAAGCTGGCAGTACTATCGAGCAATTCGGAGTTTCTCGAAGAGATTGGTGCGCGTATTGCCTTGCGCATGGCTACGCAGATTCGTGCGTCAAATGCGCGATCATGGCGTGAGGCTGCGCGCCGAGCCAGCCGAGGACGGGAAATCTACAATGCACTTGAACGCGAGATGCGAACCAACGTTGGCGAGCGCGTCAGTTCCATCGTCTCGGAAAACGCCAGGCTGATAAGCGCTATCCCAGACCGCATTCGAGAATCGGTCAACACGGAAATAGCCGAGATGCACAGGCAAGGTCTCAGGCACGAGGCTATTGCAGAGCATCTTCGTCGACGTGTTCCGGAACTCACGCGCAGCCGTGCCGCATTGATTGCACGAACCGAAACAGGGAAGGCGTCCACGGCGATCACGCAGGCGCGTAGCGAAGATTTGGGAATCGAATGGTATCAATGGGCAACGTCAGAGGACCAGCGCGTCAGGCCATCGCACCGCATCATGGACAAAGTCCTAGTTAGATGGAGCGATCCTCCGTCGCCCGAAGTTCTTGATCGATTGCCATCCGTGGGACGCTACGCTCCAGGTGAAATATGGAATTGCCGATGCGTGGCACTGCCTCTTGTGGCTCTTAATGTGGTTTCGTGGCCTGCCGTGGTATACATGAATCGATCACTCCGCAGAATGACGCGTGCGCAATTCGTGGATATTAGCGGGATGCAGCGTAGGGCGGCCTAGAATGGCTGGATTCCTTTTGTTTGAATCAATCGTGCCAAGGATCGATCATTGATGGCGGTTGAACCTCCCCACGGCTAAAGCTGGCGGATTCCAGACTGCCTTATTACTCGGCGATTATCAATGAGAGCAGCTGGCTTCTACGGATCAGAGTGCGACCGCCGATTTTGTACCGTGTCAATCGCTTCTGTGTCAGGAAACGTCTTATTGAAACTTCGCTCAGCGTAGTAAAAATCGCGGCCTCTTTGACGTTCACAAAATCTGAGGCTGTCCTGCTAACCTGATCCGTTTTAGCCATCGGTAATCCTCCTTGAAGAACTCAAGTATAGTGTGAGATACCCAGACAATGTCAAATAAAATACAGTCCAGGAATATGACAGCATGTCAACATCTAGGGGCGTTGTCGGCCGCCCGAGCCCAGAAAATAAAAGTTCTATCCCCACAGTTATTTCAGCCTATTTTTGATTCGCCAGCCAATAATCGGCTAATTCATGCGCCAGCACTCCAATAGCTTTGGACGATCCATCAGACGCATCGCTCACGTCCTCTTTTGACTTGCCAGCCATTCGAGCTGCTTCTCCGCAAGCTGCCTCTGTATATCTCGTTCCTTGCCAGCTAATCCCGTGCATGACCACACCAGGCAAGCAATCCACGCAATGACCGTCCAGCCGAGCAGAAGATTCAAAACGAAGATCGCCAGTTTGGATTGATGGCCCCGTGATTGAGCTACTATCGAAGGAAGGAAGTACGCGACAACTGCGAATACCGCAATGGCGCCTGGGTCCATCGGACACCTCCTTTCCGTTCAGTACTTGATGCCTTTTCTTTCGGCCATGTCCCGCACGGCCAATTCCAGAACGTGAGCTTTACCTATACCGAGGTTTTTTGCGAGTGCTGCCATGAGGTGCAATACAGTCACGCTGAGTCTTAGGTCTGCCCGCTTCCGTTCGGTCATCGTAATATTACCCGACATTTGCCGTGATTTTACCCGTCATTCTCCACAAAATCAATAGTCAATAGCGTAATTGCTGCATTTTGCTTTGCGGAATCCTGTTAGGTTTTCGTTGTCACATGCCCCTTGCTGCCGGAACTTCGCAAAAAGTTATCAGCAGGAATATCGCGACCGAGATACGCGCGGGACGCAAGCGATCCCAGGCTGCCGCCATCGCATACTCGAATGCGCGTAAGTCGAAAGACGCAGCCACGAAGACTCCCAGTAACAAGCTCAGTTATTACGCCTCCCTGCTGCCCGGCAAGGAATCTCAGTTTCAAACCCCGGAAGGCTACCGCATCTACAAAAACGTGCCAATCGCACGCACTGGAACTCAGACATACCTTGGACGGGAACTCAAAAAGAATGCTGGTTATGACCCTTCATGGAATCTTTCCGACGACGAGCAGGTAGAAGTCTATCGGCCAATCGAGGAAGTAACTGCACCGGAAACATTAGCTTCATTCGAGGGCAAGTCCGTCCTGGATGAGCATCCGGAAGGTGAAAAAATACTCGTGGACGCCCTGGACGAATACGACGGCTATACCAAGGGCCACGCGCAGAACGTTCGCGTCGGCGACAAGCTTCCGGATGGCGAGACTTCCTTGGTGGCCGACCTCCAAGTAAAGCACCCTGACCTGAATGTGAAGATCGATGGCGGCGTGCGTGACGTGTCCTGTGGCTACACGTTTCTGCTGGCCAAGGATGAATCCGGAAGGCTGATCCAAACCAAGATTCGAGGCAATCACATTGCCGTAGTTCCAAAAGGACGAGCCGGTGAAGAAGTTGGCATTCGAGACGCGGCAATCGACGAGGCTCCAATACGAAAGAGGGTGGCCATGAAATTCAGAGATTTGCTTAGTGCGATTGGATTCCAGAATTGGGCGAAGGACGCGAAGCCTGAAGAGATCGCGGATGCCCTCGCCGAGATGAAGGACGAAAAGGAAGACGAGGAAAAGCGGGACGAGAAAAAAGAGTCTAAGGTCAAGGACCGCAAGAAAGCGGCCCGCGATGCCATGCACTCCGCCCTCGACGCCTACATGGACGCGAAGGATGACGACGAAGACGAAGGCCAGGAAGAGGGCGAAGACAAAAAGGCCAAGGACGAAGAGCCCGACGATGAAAAGGTCGAAAAGCTCGTGGAAGAGGAAAAGGCCAACGGCGACAAGAAGGGCGGAAAAGACGACGCCGAAATCCTGCCTCCCGATGAGCGCGGAAAGACTGAATGGAAGGTCGGGGACGCGGCGGCTTCTCTCGGCGCGATTCGCCCATTGATTGCCAAATCGAAGGATTGCAAGGCGATCAATGCCTTCAACAAGATCGCTCGCAGTGTGAAGGAGATTCAATCCGGAGTCAAGGATGGAGCGCCCGATCCGTTCGAAGCCCTTACAAAAATCAGCGGCGGGGCGAACGACTCAGAGCCTGACATTCCTATGTTCGAATTCTTCAATGGAAAGTCATACGCCGATGGACTCAAGGCGTGGAACGAGCATTTGAAGGCGAGAGGAGAACGACATGCCAGTTAGTGTAATCCCGGTTACAGGAGCACTTGAGCAGCCGGTCGGTGCAATTTCTCAGACAGACTTCCCGCTGATTAGTCCGCGACTGGTGGAGACGACCGACACGCTGAATATCAACTTCGGCGATCCGTTCGTGTTGAATCCCGACAATACCTATTCGAGTGTAGCTTCCTTCATTTCTAAAAACAGCGTTGCGGCATTCATTGCCCTCATGCAGGACAATCAGCCGCTATATCCGCTGGGCATCGCGAAGGACACAGTCGAGGCCAACGCTTACTTCCCGCTCTCTGGCGGAACTAACATGCCAGCCGGGTACTACGCGCCGGGCATGATTTGCAATGGCCTCACGCGCGGAACAATCAACATCGCGATCAATAACGGCACGCCTTCCGGGGCTGGCGTTCCGGTGTACATCCGGACGACCCTGAACGGCGCGATTCCGAATGGCGTGGTTGGTGGATTTGAGGCGGTTAACGATGGCGTGACTCCGGTGGGCACCGCATTTGCCGGCAATGTCGGCAATGCGACCATCGGCACTCTTTCGAACCTGCCATTTGCCATTACCGGAACCTACCTGGTCGATTTCTTTACCGCGACATCATTTTTGGTATTCGATCCAATGGGACGTTTCCTGGGAGTGGGAACCACCGGGGTTGCCTTCAATGCCGGGAATCAGATTCAGTTCACGATCACGGCTGGTGGCACGGCGATGACTCGCTCGGATGGATTCTCCATCGTCGCGGCAATGAAGACAATTCTTATCGAAAACATGGTCTTCAAGACGGGCCTGCTGTCTACCGATCCCGTCACGGCGCAGGTAACAGCGCAAGCAACGATTCTTGAAAGGAAGGTGGCATAAACCCATGATCGAAAAATACTCTACCGGGCGCAGTACGCGGAGAGACCCGGAACTCGAAGCGAAACTAAAGTCCTCGTCTTACTTGAGCGACCTGATGGCGCTTCGAATTCACGGTTCCCATGCTGTCAAGGACGCGGTCGCCACCGGGCAGATTTTCTTGCAGTCGGAGCTGAACAAGGCAGACACGATCCTGCATATGCCGCTCGAAGGGCATACGTGGTTCCGTGACGTGCCCCTGACCAATGGTGGCGGATGGGTCACTTCCGAAACGTCCGAATTCGTATCCGTTGGCGATTCGAATATCGACGGAGCTGGCGCCGGTGCAAACGACATCGGCGTGGTCAACTACACGCGTTCGCAGGACGTGTACCCTGCGTTCCCGTGGCAGCGCTCGATCCGCATTCCCTTAATCGAATCGCTGATGCTGGCCCAAGCCAACAAGAGCCCGAACGACATCCTCAACGATGCCGTGCGCGTGGTGTGGAACAAGACGCTCGACCAGCGTGTGTACGACGGGAAGTTTGGGAAGCCGGGCCTCGTAAATCAGGACGGAGTTACCGCGCAGGCGGCGGCGAATGGCGCGACATCCGGAACTCCAGGATGGGCGACGAAAACCCCCTTGGACATCTTCAACGACTTCCAGAACGCCGCATCGATTACATGGGCAGCTTGCGGATATGCGCTCGACTCCGTTCCGGATCGCTTCCTGGTTCCGGGAACGGCATATCCTCTCCTGCTTCAGCCAATGGTCCTTCCGACAGGAAGCGCGACCTCGGTCGGCATCTTCAAAAACGTTCTCGAATACATCAAGGCAAACTATTTCGGTCTGGCCATCAATGGCAAGACCCCCGAAATCGTGCCGGTTCCTAACTGGCTCGAAACGGTTGGCGCTTCTAGTTCGCGGCGCTTGGTGTCCTACAGCTTCAACAAGAATTTCGTGGAGTTCGGGATTCTTCAGGACATCCAGAGAATGGGTGGACCGCTATCGCTTCAGGATGGCGCATTCGTCGCAACGTACATCGGGAACACCGGGATCGTGAAGGCCAAAGCTCCCCAGACGATGCTGTACCAAGACAAAATTTGAGGAGCTCTCATGGCGCTAGTCATTTCGAATCGGAGACTTTCTTTCTCGGATGAAGAAGGAACACATACTGCGGTTCCTCTAGACCGTCCGCAGATATTTCCGGATAGATTTTTAGGCGATCCGTATTTCAAGGCGGCGCAGCAATCCCGCTGGATCGAAGTTGTCAATGCACCCGAAGCCGCGCCTGTCGATAGTCAATCATCGGTTGACGTACCGGAGGTGAACGACACAGCCACAAACACAAAAAAACAGACCCCGAGAAAGCAACTAAGGTGACAGGACTGCCGACGAGAGGGGCGCTCGCACAGAGAGGCGCGGGCGCAGTGGACTCCTTTGCGGTGAGTATAAAGACGGCATCTCGGCAGTCTGCCTCTTGCAAAGAGAAGAGCTGATGTTTCCTGACCTGACGCTATTCTACATGTCGATTTATGGAGGTTTCGGATACGACTATTCCGCGATTGGCGATGCGTATCAGGGCCTGGCGGCAGGCATCCCGCAGACAGGCAATCCACCGTATACCGTGAACGATTTTCTCTCTGTCTACCCTAAATTCTATGGTCCTGGAACTTCAGTAAGTGGCACCTTGACGGCCACGTCTCCAGTAATTTCCGGCGTGTCGTCGACCGCCGGCGTATTTCCCGGCCAGCTTGTAATTGGCAATGGAATTCCCGCTGGAACCGTTGTTGCAGGCACCACATCTAACACGATCACCCTTTCCCTGAATGCGACCGTTTCGGCAACCGAGACGGTGACGATTTACGAAAGCCAGATCGTGACGCTCGCGGTCATTCAGTTATATCTGAATCTGGCCTATGCGTCGTTGATGCAATCTCGGTGGCGCGAGATGTGGTACATCGCAATGGGTTGGTACATCGCGCACTTCCTGAGCCTCTATCTGCAATCCGATGGGAATACAAACACCACCGCAGGACAGATCGCCTCGCAGGCTATCGCCAATGGAATTCAGGTCAGTAAGTCGGTGGGAGATGTGAGCGTTACCTATCAGCCGCTAACCGCGCTCGATAACTGGGCGGCGTGGAACCTGACGATTTATGGGCAGCAGCTAGCAACGCAGGCTCGTGTTGTGGGATGTGGTCCGGTGTACGTGGGATGAGACATTTCTACATAACGGGAAACGTGATGTATGTCGCATCTTGGGCGCGCGAGTTTTTTAGCGAGAAAGCTATCGAGAATAGGCACAAGAGCAATATCCGGTTGGCCGTGAGCATCAAGAAATGACACCGAATATCTCACTTTCGAAGGGCGGACCTGGAATCAAGCGGTTTCAGTCAGCGCTCGCGAAGATCGCCAAGTCCGAGGTGCTGGTCGGCATCCCGCAGAGTCGCAACTCCCGAAAGGGAGAAAAGATCGGCAACGCAGCCCTGATGTACATTCTGGCGAATGGTTCGCCTGGCCACAAGATTCCCGCTCGCCCGGTAATCGAGCCTGCAATCGCGGCGGACGGAAACAGGCAGGCGATTGCCTCTGATTTGCAAGATGCGGTCAAGGGAATGCTAAACGATAATCCCACGCAGGCCACCACGGCCCTGCGCCGCGCGGGGATGGCCGGAAGCAATGCGGCGAAGGCGTGGTTCACGGACCCGCGAAATAACTGGCCTCCCAATAGGCCCTCCACGATTCGGCGCAAGAAGTCGGACCGGCCATTGATTGACACTGGGGATCTGCGGCGGTCGATTACTTACGTCGTTAGGGAATCGCGATGATAAGCGTGGCCGAGGTCGTCAACGAACCCGATCTGGCACAGGCATTCACGATCCTTCGCTCAACTGGCTCTTGGCTGAATGGGGTGTGGCAGTCGGTAACGGCCACCGTTCAGGGATATGGAGTAATCGCCGAACCAAGCGGACGCGACCTGGACATGGTTCCCGAGGGCGATATCGTTAAGGGGATGATGGTTTTCTGGTCCTCGCAAATCATTTATGGGACGCACGCGACCGCTGGCGTGGGTGGATCAAGCGACATTTTGGTGTGGCGCGGCGAGAACTACCGCGTGCTGTTCGTCAAGCAGTACGTCGATTACGGATACTGGCGTGCGATGGCCACGAGGATGAAGGCCGACTAATGGGCGCTTCGATCACATATCCTGACGGATCGGTTCTGACTTCCTCGGCGCTGACGATTGCTCAAATCAACGCGATCATGCAGCCGTTGACGTGCGGAATGATTGGGGTGGCCGACCCAACGACTACTTCACGGGTACGCATCGAATGGCCCACGGTCGGCGCACCGTTCCAGGAAGCGACCGAGGATATTTGCTACCTGCGTTGCGTTCCAAAGGATGACCCATACGACAAAATCCGCGATGTGTTCAATTTACCATTGAACGATACGGACCTGAACGAGCAGTGGAACTATACGAGGGCATGGTCGATTCGTTGGTGCTTTTACGGACCAAATTCAACCGACCTGGCGCGCGCTATCAGAAGCGGTTTGTACCAGGACTATTTTGTCGGTGCGCTGGCCCTCTCACAGCTTTTCCCGGTAAGCGATTTCCCGCAAGAGGTGCGTGCCCCTGAATTGATCGATGGGCAATGGTTTGAGCGCGTGGACCTGGAAGTTGAAATGTACGAATTCGTGACGGAGAACATTGACCGTCAGACGATTCTGAGCGTGGAAACGCTGATTGAAGGTAATGGCGGCGTTCTGGCCGACTTTACCGTTACGGCAAGTTAAGGAGATGCGATGGGCTCAACCCCGAGTTCTTTACCGCTAAGCGATATCGTTGTCGTGAACGTTTCGGTTGCCCAGGGCTCCGTTGCGCCGCGACCATTCAATCAGGGCCTCATTGTGGGCCCGTCCACCGTCATTCCATCATATGGAGCGAACGCGCGCATTCGCCAATATCCCTCTCTCGCTGCGATGCTGACGGATGGATTCGTTGACACGGACCCTGAGTACATTTCCGCCGGCCTGTATTTCAGTCAGGTTGCAGTTCCGCAATTCGTGTGGATAGGACGGCAGGACCTTACAGCCATCCAAACGGCGATTCCCCATAGTGGATCGGCGGGTACCGGATACGCAGTCGGAGATACTGTTACGCCGACGCAGGCTGGTGCGTCAAATGCAAAACTGGTCGTTCTTACTGTAGATGCTGGCGCGGTCCTAACATTGGGAACCACCCCTGGCAATCAGGGGACCGGATATTCCGTTGCCACGGCGTTGCCGACAACGACGAGTGGAGCAGGAACCGGCCTGGAAGTTGATATTACGGCCATCGGTGAAACTTTGCTCCAGGCTGTCGAGGCGTGCAGCCTGGTGAACCAGCAATGGTATTGCTTCATGTGCTGTGGGGCGGTAGACGCCGATCATCTCGCTTTGGCCGCATGGTCCTCGGCGAACTGGATGACGGCCATGTATTTTGGCTCGACTGCCGACAGCTCTATTCCAGCCGGAACGACCGGCAATCTTGCCCTCGAGATGCAGGCGGCGAAGTATCGTGCCTACCTGAGCTATGACACCACGCAGACGGGGGACGAGTTCCCGAATAACATCTATGCAGCCGCCGCGATTATCGGGGCCGCGTGCGGTCTGAATACTGGGCTGGCCGGGAGCGCCTTTACCCTCAATCTCAAGTCCCTTGTAGGCATTGCGCCGGAACCTCTCACGCAGACTCAATATGCGGCCATTGCGGCGGCGAACTGCAATACATGCGCGAGCTTTGGACCATATGACGGATACATAGTTTCGGGAATCCTCTCAAGCGGAGAATTCTTCGATCAGATTCTCGGCCGCGCCATGCTTGTCAACCTGATTCAAACCAATCTGATGAATTTACTTGTCAGTGTACCGAAGATTCCGCAAACGGACCCAGGAGAGCATCAGCTTATCGCTCAAGTGGAAAACTCCTGCGCGCAGGAAGCCTTGATCGGCTATATCGGACCCGGCGTGTGGGAAGGCGCGCCCGTCCTGAATTTGACCACCGGCCAAGCGTTGCCTCAAGGATATTTTGTGCAAGCGCAGTCCTTTACGCAGCAATCTTCGGGAGATCGCGCGGCGCGTAAGGCCATGACAATTTACGCCGCGATTCTTGAGGCAGGCGCGGTGCATAGCGTTATCGTTAACGTGAACGTGCAGTTATAGGGGAGAGCAAATGTTCGGACCTGTTCAGACTACATACAGCTTCAGGGATTTGACTGGAGTTCTAATAAACCCCATCCTCGACATTCCATATCAGCTTGTCGGCGGAAATATCGGCCTCGGCTCAATCACCATAAAAATGTTGACCGAGCGAGCCGACGTGCTGGTCGGAACCGATGGAAGTGTAATGCCCATGTATATCGCCGGCGCGAACGCCGAGATGACCATTGAAGTGCAGCAAACCTCCGACCTGCACCATGCACTTATAGATCTCTACAATCTCCTCGTGACTGCGGCGGACTGGAACAACGACGTGAGCTTCTGGGCGGCAACGACTATCAGCCTGCGAACGATCACGGACGGGACAGGCCACTACTTGACCGGAGTCATGCCTCGAAAGATCCCCGACAAGCCCTATGCTGCAAAAGGGCAAAACGTCACGTGGAACTTCCTGGCGGCGAATGCGATAACGCAATGACGCCAAAAACAAAAATCGTGGAGTTTTCCGGCACGCGCTATCAGGTGCGCAAGCTCTCTCCGGACGTGGGATCGTTCATTCTCGGCAAGGCCCTGATGGTCGGAATAAAGGCTTCCGAGGAAAGCGCCGCAAGCAACGGAGATGCCGTGGCCGCGCCGGACAAAGCCGCACCGGAAGACATGGCGCGCGCGATCGCCTTTTCGTTCGTGTTCCGTGGGGCCGATTTCGAGACGCATCGCTTCGTGCAGGGAAAATGCCTTGCGGTGTGCTCGAGGATGGAAAGCAAGGATGGCGGCCCCGAACTGCCCATGCCAATAGTGAACGATGCGGGCGCTTGGGCTATCCCTGAAATACGGGACGATGTCGCGCTGGTGATGCGACTAGAAGTTGAAGTGCTGGCATTCAATTTCACGGATTTTTTCGCCGTAGGGGGCCTGAATGCGATGGCGGGTCAGGTTTCAGCGGCATAGAGTTTCCGCCGAATCTGGATGGCTTTCTGTGGCGTCCCGTTCTTGCGGGGATGTGGATGCAGAAAGAAACGTTCGATGGAACCTACGATTTCTCGGACTTGGTCGCGGTAAATGACGTGCTCGACTGGAAAGAAGAGAACGAGCGGCGATACATAGAAAATGCCCAATCAGAACGTCATCGATGAATATCTCGTCAAGCTTGGATTTCAATCCGACTCGGTAAGTTATGCCCGCTTCGCGGCAGACCTGCGTGATGCTTCCGCCCTCGTTGACAACCAATTCCTTCGCATGGGCAAAAGCATTCTGGAATTCCAGTCCGCAATCATTGGAGCGTTTGCGGCTACGGGTGCCGCTGCTATTGGGATCGTCGACAAGACGGCGATGGCGGACCAGGAATACCGCTTGCTCGCTCTGCACATGTACACATCCCTGCCTGTAGCCCGCGAGCTGAAGGTTGCCCTAGACGCGCTGGGACAGCCGCTGGAAAACGTGATGTGGGACCCGGAACTTGCCGGACGTTTCCACCAGCTAGTGCAGGATCAGAGGACACTTACGCAGCAGTTGGGGCCGGGATTCGAGAATCAAATGCTCAGGATTCGCGACGTGCGTTTCGAGTTCACGCGCCTGGGAGTTGAACTGCAATACCTGTCAATGAATGTTGTTCAGGACCTCGCAAGGGCATTCGGAACGACCATTGATGGCCTGCTAGAAAAGATGCGCCATTTCAACGCGTGGTTTATCGCCAACATTCCATTTTTCGCGCAGGTTATTGCCACGAAACTGAAGCCCGTCTTGATCGACGTTTGGAACGTTCTTAAAAGCACGGGAGAGCTAATCAAGCAAATCGGCATCGACATATCGCAGCTTCCCATACAGAAGTTCATTCACGATATAGCCACATCCGTGATGGGACTGAACTCTATCGAGAGCGCCTTTGCCAAGATGGCCAGAGGCGACTTCAAGGGTTCATGGTCGGACCTGAAAGAGGCCAATAAACTGCTGGGTCCCGAAGGACAAGGACCGGCCCTATCGATCCTTCCAGGTTCTCCCATTGATGTTCTGCTTCATGGGCAAACGCACGTTTCTAAATCCTCGATACAGGCTGACATCGTTTCTCAGGCGAAAGCGCTCGGAGTGGCTCCGGAGTTGGCCCTTGCTGTCGCTCAAATAGAAAGCAATTTCCAGCAATTCGATAAATCCGGAAATGTGCTGACCTCGAATGTTCCAGGCTCTCATGCGGCGGGGATATTCCAGCTTCAGCCGGATACCGCGAAGATGCTAGGCGTCAATCCGTCCAGCATTGGAGAAAACGTATATGGAGGCGTGAAATATTTGAAGCAGCTCCTCGATAGGTATCACGATGTCGGTGCCGCTCTTCAGCACTACTACGGAAGCAAGAATCCCGCCGAGAATGCGGCATATGCCAATCGCGTTCTCCAGGCCGAAGCGACTATTAATGTCACGGTGAATGTGGCAAGCAACGCCGATCCTAAAAAGATAGCCACGGAAACGGCCAAGGCGGTCGCGGCCACTCAGAACCAACGCACCCAGAGGAACATCGCCGAATTCCAGACGCCCGGATGGAGCTATTAGATGAGTTCCGGTGCTACGTGGCGTCCCCCGCAATGGCAAACGACATCCGCGTCCAAGGTGCTGATTACATTTCCTGGACAAGGAAACGCCCCGCAATATAGCGGGACGGCTGGATCGAATGCGACACTTCCGGCCACGCAGACCTTGTATGCGTTCGATGCCGAATTCGAGATTGAGCATCAGCAAGAACTGCGCAGAACAGAGCACCCGGTACAGACTGGCGCGAGCGTTTCCGATCACGCCTACATCGTTCCAGCGCGCCTTGTTTTGGATGTGGGGATGTCCGACGCGATGGACGCCTACTACAACCCGACTACCTGGTCAGGCTCGACATCAAAAAGCGTTTCCGCATACCAGACAATGCTGGCCTTGCAGTTCTCGCGTATTCCTCTATCGATCACAACCAAGCTTCGAACCTATCAAAACATGGTGATTGAGGCGCTGACGCCGCAAGAGAGCGCAAAAACCATTGCTGGACTTAGGATGCGTGTCGAGTTTGGACAGATTTTCATGGCCGATGTGTCGATGCCAGCAGTAAGCGCGCGCAGTCAGGATACCGACACAACCAACCTGGGTTCATTGACCACGCAGCCACCATCGGCTTCGCAGACGCAGCAGAACGAAGTACCTCCCACATATGTCCCGTGGAATGCGGTAGGGGCGGGGAACTGGTCAAGCAATGCGGTTTCAAATTCCAACGGACTGCCGAGCAAATAAATGCCTCAGATCATTCCACTCGCGCCATCGCCGAATCAGAGTTTCGCGGTACAGCTCCATGTGGATGGATCTCCACTGACCTTGAACCTCGTATTGCGTTGGTCCGAGATGGCCGGTTATTGGGTGATGACGATATTCGACTCGGCGCAGAATTTGCTTCTGGATTCCATTCCGTTGATTACCGGCTGGTATCCAGGAGCCAACATCCTCGCGCAGTATGCCTATTTGGCTATCGGATCCGCTTTCATTCTCAATGAAGGAAATTCCCTTTCGGACTATCCAGGACGAAGCGATCTGGGAACTAGCTTCGCGCTGCTATGGGACGACACAGCGCCAGCACAAGAGGCTATCGCGTGAGCGCAACGTCGGCTATCCCGCTGTGGGGCCGGGCATGGAAACTATCGGTAAAGCTCGCCTCCGGCGACATACAGGTTCTCTCCCAGAGCAGTTGGGACCCGGAAGCATTGCGGATAGTATTCGACATTCTTGAAAGCACGCTTCCATCTCCTTTCTGGTATGCGGATGTGATTGTTTACAACCTGAACGACCCGGAAATGCAAAACATTCTTTTTAATGCCGTGTGGCTGACTCTTGAGGCTGGTTATCAGTCCGGCCCGAGCAAGTCGTCGATCATCTGGGACGGACCTGTCTTGCAGGTCATGTTTGATCGCGAGGACGTTGTAAATCTGACGATGCATTTCAACTGCCTCGCCGGGCCGTGGCTCATTGAGGAGCAATTCGTAAACGTGGCAATGGGACAGATGTCGAGCCAGCTTCAGGTTGTTTCATCCATGATCGATCAAATGGGCGGAAATGTGGACGAGCAGGTCAGTCCAAAGGCGAAAAAACTACTTGGCGCGAAACAATACCCTCGGGGGAAGACGATCTTCGGTAAGGTTAGCAAATATGTTTCGCAGATGGCGGACGATAACTTTCTGAATCATTGGATAGGAGGGAATCAACATTTTTTGAGCGAGCTGTTTGACTCATCCATTACGATGAATCCCGATCTGGTGTTCGGACCTCCATTCCCACCGAATTACAACGCGGGATCTTCTTCGGATACATCGATCACGCGAAGCATTGTGGGGGTTCCGAAGCAGAACACGTTTGGGGCAATCTTTACGGTTCTGCTCGATCCGCGATTGAAGGTGCAGCTTCCGCCTCTCCTGGTCAAGCTCGACCAGACGGTCATATCGCAATTGAAGATTCAGTATGGGCAGGTCCTCACTCCGCTCGACCAAAGCGGACTATTTGTTGCCGCGCAGGTTCGTCATTACGGTGATACGCGAGGAAACGACTGGTATACGCAAGTGACGGGCTACACGCGAGGATATGCGCAAGGGCTTTTGAGTGGGACGTTCGTGGCGTCCACGGCGGGTGTGCAATGATTAGAGGAATATTGAATGCACTATCCCGCCTATTCCAGCCGCAACTGACGCCTTCTCAGCTAAACTACGCGGAAACGGCGCAATGGAAGGAAATCCTCAATCAGGCGATAGCCGACCTTCGGGTTTCCGTCCCTGCCATCGTGCAATCGTTCGACGCATCGACGCAAACGGTTTCAGTGCAGATCGCCATCCGTGAAGTGGTTCGCACGCCATCGGGACCGCAGAACATTGCCATATCCCCGATCTATAACGTTCCCGTTATGTTTCCTTCGGCCGGCGGATTCTCGCTGACATTGCCATTGGAAAAAGGAGACGAAGGGCTTCTGGTGTTTTGCGATATGTGCATTGATCTGTGGTGGGTTCGGGGAGGAATCCAGAATCAATTCGAACGCAGGCGTCACGACGTTTCCGACTGCGAATTTTATCCTGGAGGACGCAGCCAGCCTCGCGTCCTTCCAAGCTATTCGTCCGATTCAGCGCAGCTTCGCAGTGACGACGGTACGGTCATTGTGGATGTGGCCGAGTCGGGAATCGCGCTGACGGCACCGAAGGTGACGATCAATTCATCCGGCGATGTGGACATTTCGGCTGCCGGGAACGTCAATATTTCAGGAACGGCAATCATTGAGGGCAAGAGCTTCCTGACGCATTTGCATACAGGCGTAACGACAGGCAGCAGCGACACGGGGCCGGTGCTCTGATGTCGGCAATCACCTATTTGCGGCTTGATGCTAACCACGATCCCATCTTCGATCCCGACGCGGAGTTAAGCAATTTGGACGCTGTAGCTCAAGCCATCGACACGCGACTGCTCTTGTTTCAAGGGGAATGGTGGGAAAACCTAAGCGAAGGCACGCCAATGTTTCAGGGGATCATTGGAAACCGCGCATCACAGAGCGGCTTAGAGGTTATGTCTCTCGCCATTTCTTCGCGCATTGCTGGCACGCCTTATGTTTCGGCTGTCGAGAATATCTCGATCACGTTCAACCCGACAAACAGGAAGTTGACCTTCAGTGCGATAGCGCAAACGTCTTTTGGTTCTGTGCCCGTAACCTTCACGCCGGGCGCCGTGGCGAGTCTTGGATAGGGTATGGCCTACGCTCCACCATCGATAACCTCGGCGGGACTAACAATTCCAAGCTATCAGGACATCATTGCGGATAATGTCGCGCAGTACCTCAAGATTTATGGGGCGAATCAGTACGTTGGCGACGATTCGGCAATCTATCAGCTTCTTTCCATCCTCTCACTCAAGATGTCGGATACCTGCGAAGCACTCCAATATGCTTACAACCAATCATCTCCGCTGACGGCCATCGGGGCGGGTCTCGACCGGATCGTAAAGCTGAATGGAATCGCCCGGCTGCCATACACCTACTCGACGGCAACTGTAGCCGTGACAGGGGTGGTGGGAACTGTAATTAAAAACGGAGTGGCACAGGACACGAACGGAAACCAGTGGAACCTTCCGCAGCCCACCGTGACGATCCCAAGCGGAGGAAGTATCAACGTTTTGGCGACCTGCACTACGGCGGGAAATGTCACCGCCGAGCCCGGAACGATCACGATCATAGCAACGCCTGTGGGCGGCTGGTCCAGCGTGACGAATGCGGCGGCGGCTATACCCGGAACACCCATAGAAACGGATTCCCAGCTTCGCGCACGCCAGGCAATCTCGGTCTCGCTTCCTTCAGTAACGATGCTGGCCGGAACCGTGGCCGATCTTGAGGCCGTGTCCGGGGTGACGCGTGTAAATGTTCTGGAGAATCCCACTGGTGGAACGGACGCGAATGGAAATCCACCGCATTCGATTACAGCGGTGGTGGAAGGTTCAACCGATCTCTCCGTCGCAACGGCAATCTATAACAACCGAGGAATCGGCTGCTATACCAACGGGACCACAACGGTCGTTATCACCGACCCGGACACTGGGTACACCATGCCGATCCGTTTTGACCGGCCCACCTACGTTCCGATTTATGTCTCGATGTCCATCCACCTTTTAGCCGGTGGAACGAGCGCAACGTTGCTGGCGATTCAGGCCGACGTGGTCGCATATCTTAATTCTCTTGAAATCGGTGAGACGGTCGTTTACAGCGAACTCTATGGGTCCGCATTGAATGCCCGATCCAATCCCGACCAGCCGACATTTTCAATTCGCGCCGTGACTTCCGGCATAGCGCCATCTCCGGTGGGAACTTCGGATATCACTCTGACCTTCAATGAAGTGGCGCAAGGTGCCTCGGCCAATGTGGTGATTACCAGTGTCTAGTCAGAATCCATTCTCGTTGCAAGGTTACGGATCGGGCGAGTTCGGCAACGCGCCGGTGGAGATGCTGATAATCGGCTATTACATGAATTTGCTTACATCCGAATATCGGAGTTCTCCTAAGTTGATCGCCTTTCTGACGATGCTCCTGAAGAAGTTTGACGACATCTCGCAGTGCCAAGTTGCGATGGACATGGCTTTCGACGTGGACAATGCGATTGGAGAGCAGCTCGACGCCGTTGGGGCGATTGTAGGGGCTAACCGCACGGTAGGCTTTCAGCCATCTGGCGGCGTGAGTCCCGTCCTGGATGATGCGACGTACCGGATTTACATCAAGGCGCGCGCTGCACAGAATCAGTGGGATGGAAAGATCGATAGCCTTCAGGCAATTTGGGAGACGCTTTTCCCTTCAAGAACAATCGCCATTGGCGATAATCAGAACATGACAGCGAGTATTTTCCTGACCGGAACATTCACATCGATAGAGCAGGACTTAATCGTGAATGGCTACATCGTGCCAAGGCCAGAAGGCGTTCTTTACAACTACGTTTTCTCGACGCTGCCAGCCTTCGGATTCGACTTGAACAATACATGGGTGTCCGGATTTGACGTTGGGAGATTTGCGGGATTCAACGCATAGGGGAGTAAATGTCAACCAACTTTTTGCAATGGAATCCGACTGAAGCAAACCAAGAGACGGATGCGGAATACACGGCGGACACTCTTCGTGCCGGTGGGGCGACCGTCGATGCCCTATTCCCAAGCCCTTTGGCGAACAAGCTATTTTTTCAGGCAAGCACGATGGCTGCGGCAATTGCGCAATTTATGGTTGCGCAAGGGATTTCCGCATCAGATTCCAATCTGGCGACCCTAGCCGACAATATATCAACAGCTATAATGCAGGCCGGTTCTTACGTTTTATTCATCGACCGAAGCCCCGTGACGGTTAATGCGAATGTCATAACCGTACAGAATTTGATGAGTCAGGTTGTAGGGCCGGCTGGCTTTCTAAATGTGGTTCCACGGGTCATTCGCGTAACCGCTTTCGGCGTCTTTGCTACAAGTGGATCTGCGGAAAGCGTAAGTTTTGGACTGGCGATGTCCGGTGGATTTTCCATGGGCCTGGGGTCTCCTAGTATTCCCGCCTCGGCTGGAACTTTCGGATGGCGTTCAGTAATCGAACTTGTAACTACTGCTGGAGGGTCTTCAGGAAATATACTAGCTAGCTTCTCCAGTATTTTCGGGCAAGGCACTTCTGGCATTACCATCACCCAACCCTTCGAGGCGTATAGCCAGAATCTTACTCCCATCGATTTAACCGCTCAAATTCTCATGACGTTCCAGGTGGGCTTTAGTGTTGCATCAGCATTGAATAGCTGCACTCAGTACGGAATGCTTGTAGAAGTTCTGGAATAAAATGGCTAATAAACCCGAAAGTTTCGAGATAATCGGCCCTGATGGCATGTCGCTTACGGTCACGAAGGAAGTGTATCGCGCCGTGGAGGCGTTCATTAAATCGGAAGATCCGATATCCGGGTCGGTAACATTGCATTTCGCGGCGAGCAGAATAGCAAGCGTTGAATCGCTTACAAAAAAGGTTTATAAGTACTGATAGCTGACTTGGCCGTGATCTAAGTTTCCCGCAAGGGAGAGACAAAGATTGGCCCGCAATGCGGATAAAACCGCGTGGCGGGCCTTTTTGTTTTAGGGGAGAAGGGATCGCATGAAATTGTCTCGATATTGGGCGGCAATCTTGACGGTTGTGTTGTTCGCGGTCTTCTGCCCCGAGGCCCATTCTCAGGCCACGGTAACGCCTAACATCGGCCTGCAATTGCCGTCCTACCAGCAAACCAACTGGCA